TTGGACTAAAAATTTGGCAAAGTTGCAAAAAAGTTGCTATTGCAGTGCAATTACCACTGTGGTAATATACGAAGCGTGAACCGATGTGTCACCCCGGAAAAACCGCGAGTGGCACATCCGGCCTCGTATCAAGCTGCGAAGCCAAAATATTTCGCTCCGAATGCAAAACCGATTGACTCCGGTGGGTAAAGGGTTAGAATGAAGATAGGCCCAAAATCTTACCGAAAAGGTCAGGAGGTACGACAGATGGAACGAAAATCCGATAAAGTCAGACGTCTGGTTGCAGACGGCGACTTCAAAGGGGCTTTGCGGATTGCAAAGGACTTCAGGCTCGGCATCACGAAGGAGCAGTCCTCCACGATGACAAGAGCGTATGAGTGCATGGTCCACGGCAGATTCTACAAGCAGCTCGGCTATGATCTCGATGAGAAGATAGCTGAGGGTGTGAAGATTCTGGTGGGCTTGTACGGAAGGAGCGAGGCACATGATTTACACCAGCCGGTACAGTAACCCGGAACTCAAGACCGGGAACTACACAGTCGTTGGGATAACACGGGGAGCGCCTAAGTTTCCCCTTCGGTATACGCTTGCAGGCAACATCATGGAGATCGCGCCGCCGGGTTATCTGTTCAACGAATACAACCGGGAGCGGTTCACGCCGCCCTACTTCCAGCACATGGACAGAGTAGGGACGGCGCGGATTGCTCAGATTCTCCAGCATTATGAGGACATGGGCAAGCCCGTGGTGCTTTGTTGCTACGAAGATGTCCGAAAGCCCGGAGAGTGGTGTCATAGACTGGTGTTCGCAGAATGGTGGCTCCAGAGAACAGGAGAAATAATCGAGGAGCTGCCTGACCCGTCACCAAACAAGTGGGCGAAACAGCCTGAACCGCAGAAAGCGGTTGAGCCTGATGTTGTCCAGATGAAAATGTGGTAATACCCGCTGGTAGCTCAAAAGGATTAGAGCATACGCCTCTGAGCGTAAGATTGGAGCGTTCGAGTCCTCCCCAGCGGTCTAACCATAGACTGGGAGCTGTGTCAGAAATGGCATGGCTCCCATTTTTTATGCCTATGAACAAGGGCTTTCCAGACGTTCACGTCTTTGGAAACAACCCATCCTCTGGAAAGCAACTGCTCCAGTCGAAACCAGAGGGAGAATTTTGAAAGAAAGGTCGGTGATATGAATTGACAAGGGATATGCTGAAGTCTATAATGAATTATTATCAGCGACGCGAAAAACGCCTGCAACTGCGCCTTGATTCAGAGGACAGTCCAGAGGAAGCATACCGTTATCGCCGTGCCATTCGTCGTAATCGAGCCAGTTTGAACTCGATAGAGGGCTTCTTTAGAACGGATGCTGGTGGCTCACAAGAAAACTGGGTCACTATCAACGGAACCCACGTCCTCATTGATGAGAACGGTGTCGCGCAAAGCGGTGGCAAGCTCAAGGGAACGAGCTTCAAGAATGCGAAGTCAACTCCGAGCAAGAAATCTTCTCAAAGCTCCGCAAGCGCAGAAAATACTCCGAAGGCTCCACAGCCTAAAGGAAACTATCATGTCCCAGTTTCAAAAGCTGACAGCAAGGCTCTGCAAAAATATGGTGTACGCAATGATAAGGAAACTACTATTATTGAGCAGACTCATACTGAGGGAGATCAAGAGGTAAAGCGCCTGTATGGCGAGGGGCAAATGACCACCCTTGAATTTGCGCAAAAATCTAGGGAGGCTGTTGAATCATGGAGTGACGAAGACAAGTTATTGGATGCCGCATACACGGGTGCAGACAGAAAAATCTCGATGCATACCGACTACGAAGAACTGAACAGAAAGCTCCGTGAAGGAGAAAAACTTAGCGATGAGGAGCAGGCGGTAGTAGACCATTTCAGCAGGTGTGCTAAACCATTGGGGAAAGACACGGACTTGTATCGAATGGTTAGTTCAAACTATGTGCAGTCGCTTTTTTCTTCGACGGGAGCTTTGAGCCTTGAGGATTTGGCAGGCAAGACTGTTACCAATAGTGCCTTACAATCAACTTGTGTTGGTGTTAATACATTCTTTGATAGAAACGATGTTGCTATAAAGATTAAAGCGCCATCCAATATGCCCGTATGCCTGACAAGTGACGTGTCCGAAGGTGAAATTGTCATACCTGCTGGCGCAAAGATGAGAATAACGTCCGCACGAACAATTCATAAGCCCACATGGGAAACATCAAAGGGCAGTGACGGACGCATGAAAATAACGATTTTATCGGAGGGCGAAATTCTCCCGCTTCCCAAGTGGGAATCAGTTCGAGGATTACGAAATGCAGGTTGCCACTCGGAAAATATTGCACCCGACTGTGGCTTTGCAGTAAGTTTATATGGCAAAAAAAGATCCCCGACAAAAGAGTTCCGAGGAACCTATATTGAAATGGAGATTGTAGGATATGAACAATGAAATCACAAGAATATGCTGTGATGTCTGCGGTGCATATTTAGAGTTTGACGGTGAGAAGTTTGCGCCTATCGACGATGATGGATGCTGCGTCGAATGCGGTTCATATCAGGTCGATGAAGCATTTCTCAATCCCGATCAGATGGGATTGTACGGTCCCGGATGGCTCAACTTTGAACGGTTTGGCTTCCTGTGGAATCTGCGAATGTTACCCAAGAAAGGGTATATGCGAAGTCGAAAGCCTTATGACATTTGGCGCAATGCTCATCCTGAGCTTGAAAAGCCGTTCAATATGTGCAGCTTCAAAGAAAAACCTGACATGGAACAGCGCCTGCTGGAGGTATGGGACGTTCCGGATGAAGATGAGGACGAGGAAAACGACGAATAACTGAATATCAACACGCAAGAGCGATGGGAAACCGTCGCTCTTTTTGTTTTGGAGAAAAAACTATGGCAATGTTTCAGAATCCGGGGACGTTCTTTGTTGGTGGAACGCTGACCCCGGTAGAGCAGCGTTTTATCGCGGTTCTTTTGAAAAACGCCCATAAGCAGGGGTACACCCGGTTCGTTGAGCCGTGCGCCGGTGCTTTCGCCATGTCGCACATCGCAGCGCAGTGTGGGTACAAGCCCAGCGAGATCGAGGCCAGCGACGTTTCGATGTTCACCTCCATCATGGGGTACGCCATCACGGGCCAGTCCCTTGAGGAGCTGGAAATCAGGGCAGACGGCTTCACCAACGAGGAGCTGCTCGACCCTGCGGTAGCGCTCTATGCGTGGAAGTACCTGAAAGCTACGCGCAATGCAGGCAGAGAATACGGCTACGAACTGATGGTCGATCTCGAGGCGCGGCGAGAATACTACATTGACAGCCTCCGCGCACAGCTCGACAGGGCCAAGCAGCTCCTACACGGCATGAGCTACCGCCCGCTGGATATGTGGAAGCACCTTGAAACGTGCTATGATGACCCCCACTGCCTTGTGGTTGCAAACCCACCCACCTATGCCGCCGGATTCGAGAAGTGGTACGACACCGGCGGGCGCATGACGTGGAAAGAACCTGAGTACGGCATCTTTGACCCCAAGACCGGGCTGAACGATCTGTACGACAAGATGAACGATGCCAAGTGCCTTCTGATGTGCTACGAGGAGAACGCCCCGGGCCTCACTGCCGGGCATCCTGTCTTTGCTCGGTATGGTGTGCGTGACGGCATCAACGTGTACCTGACTACCAACCGCCCGGATGAGGCGACCATGCTTGCCGAGGGTAAAATGATTACCCGCCCGAACGAGGGCAAGCTGGAGCCGCTGGATTGCAGCATCCTGCCGCGTGATTATGAAATCACCCGCAAGAGCAAGATTCAGATTACTCAGATCGAGCGCACCGCCGCCCAGTATTACAGAAAGCTCTGGACGCATAACTTCGTCGGCTCGTCTGCGCCTATCAACATGGCCGTCCTCATCGACGGCAAACTGGCTGGCGTGTTCGGGCTGGACAAGTCGGCGCTCACGATGGGAGCCTTCGGCACGCAGGTTTCCGATGCCGTGTTCCTCATGTACGGCATGACCGTCCCCCACAAGACCTACCGGCTGGGGCGGCTGTTACAGATGCTAACTCAGAACAAAGCATTGATAATGAGCATCTGCACTGATTTGGAAAAAGAAAAAGCCAAGACCCTCAAGACGGTGCAGATGACCAAATACCCGGAGTCAAAAGAAATGCGAGGACTGATGGAGTTGACAAAGAAAGTCCCAGACAAGAAGATGGGATGGAGGCTCACATACGAATCCCCGCTATATGACAGAACAAACGATGAAACATTAGACGAATGGTTAAGGAGGGAAGAACGATGGCAGAAACAGCGCGAGAAAACCAAGTCAGCAACGCAGCCGTAAAGTATGAAACGGTCGCCGACATGGGTTCCGGTCTGGTCATTGCCAAAGTAAAGCTGACCGACTTCCGCGAGCAGGACATCAACGCTCGCATTATGAAGACTGAGATGCAGAAGCAGCTCACCGACAACATCAAAAAGCGGGGCCAGCTTGAAAGCCTCCCGTTCTGCGCACTCATCGACGGTAAGATCGAGATTATCTCCGGCCACCACCGCATCCGTTCTGCAAAGGACAGCGGTGTGCTGACGGAGCTTTTTGTCATTCTGGACACAACCGGCCTGCGGCGCTCTCAGGTGGCCGCAAAGCAGTTGGCGCACAACGCCATCAGCGGCTTTGATGACCAGTCCACCCTGAAGGAAATCGCCAAGATGATCGACGATGTGGACGATATGCTGGAAAGCTACATTGGCAAGGACATCATCGGCGAGCCTATGGCCGAGCTTGAAAAGCTGCTGTCCCCGAAGGTGGAGTTTGACTGGAAGAACGTCACGTTCACCTTCCTGCCGCACCAGCTCCGCGATTTGGACCAGCTTGTGAAGGTTCTGGGTTCCCTCAGCCCCGATATGCTGGGCGTTGCAGATATTGACCAGCACGAGGAGTTCATCGAAACCATCACGAAGTACCAGCAGTTTGCCAACGTCAAGAACACCGGCGCTGCCATCCACGCCATGATTAAGGCCACCGAGTCCCTGTTCGATGACCTGCACTTTGACGAGAGTCAGGAGTGGGTGCAGTTGCCCAATCTGTTCGGCTCTCCGGCCATCCCCAAAGAGGCTGCTGATACCATCACGCAGGCGCTCGACAAGATGGTCAAGGAGGGCGAGATCGGCCCGAAGAACAAGTGGCAGGCCCTTGAATACTGGGCTGCGGATTATCTGGCAGGGAAGTAGGTGATAGCAAATGCCTACGCCTCTAAAGTACAATCCGGCGTACCACGATGACTGGGCATGGTCACTTGCTATCAAGGGCGCAACAGATCAGGACATTGCCGATGCCTTCCGCGTTTCGCGTAGGACCATCATTCGCTGGCGACAGACGTACCCGTCGTTCAATACGGCCTGTCAGAGCGGAAAAGAAGTCGCCGACGCAAAAGTAAAAAAATCTCTGTTTGAACGCGCTGTAGGCTTTGAATATCAGGAAAAGGAAAGCGTCATTGACGTAGACCCTCGGACTGGTGAGCAGAAGCCGGTCCGGGTCAGAACGCTCACGAAGAAAGCCGTTCCCGATACAATGGCGCAGATGTACTGGCTCAACAACCGATGCCGGGATGAGTTCTCCCAGACCCAGAAGGTTACGCTTGACGGAGCTGTTCAGACATCCCCGTTCGATAACCTGACGGATGATGAACTCCGCCGTTTGGCTCAAATGGACGAGGGCCTTGATGGCGACGCGGAATAATGTTTCGCCTGCCAAGCGTAAGTACCTCGGCTCAAATGCCCGGATTGCGCTGGCGAAACGGCACTACGCCGATTATGTCCAGTACGTCCACATGGGCAGGTGGAAAAGAGCCAGACACCTCGACCTCGTGTGTGAGAAGCTGGAAACCATCATGGAGGGGAAGACCAAGCGGTTGATGATATTCATGCCGCCGCGCCACGGCAAGTCCATGACCGTGACCGAAACCTTCCCCTCGTTCTATCTGGGAAAGAACCCAGAGAAGCGTGTCATCGAGATCAGCTACAGCGGCGACCTTGCCCAGCAATTCGGCAAGCGGAACCGCGATAAGGTCGAGGAGTTCGGTCCTGCGCTGTTTGGGCATACCATCTCCCAAGTGCAGGCCACCAAAACGAACTGGAACCTCGACAACGGCATGGGCGGCATGATCTCCGTTGGTATCGGCGGCTCCATCACCGGCTATGGCGCAGACCTGCTTATCGTCGATGACCCCATCAAGAATCGCGCCGAGGCTGAATCTGCCACCTACCGCGATAAGCTGTGGGACGAGTACCAGTCCACGGTGAGTACCCGACTGCACGCAGGCGGCGCTGTTATCATCATCCTTACCCGCTGGCACGAAGATGACCTTGCCGCCCGGCTCCTGAACCCGGAGTACGGCAAGGTTGAGGACTGGGACATTATCTCGCTCCCGGCCGTTTGCGAAGACCCGGCTACCGACCCTCTGGGCCGTGAGCTAGGCGAGGCGCTGTGGCCTGCGGGCGGCTACGACGAAGCATGGGCTGCACAACAGAAAGAGACCGTCGGTACATACGCATGGTCTTCTCTGTATATGCAGACCCCCACACCGAGCTCCGGCGGTATGTTCAAGAGAGAGTGGTGGAAACGCTGGGCGGCGCTGCCGTCCGGCCTGCATGACTTCATCCAGTCGTGGGACTGCACCTTCAAGGACAAGGACGGTTCAGACTTCGTTGTTGGACAGGTCTGGGCAAGGAAAGGCGCAGACCGCTATCTGCTCGATCAGGTGCGTGGCCGCATGAGCTTCACGGAAACGCTGGATGCCATGCGCGGGCTTTCCTCCAAGTGGCCCCAGACCACAAGAAAGCTGGTCGAAGACAAGGCCAACGGCACGGCGGTCATCGACGTGCTGAAGAAAGAAATCCCCGGAATCATCCCGGTGGAGCCGTTTGGCGGCAAGGTGGTCCGCGCCCATGCGACCACCGCTGTGGCTGAAGCTGGGAACGTCTACATCCCAGCGGCATCTGCCTGCCCGTGGGTGATGGACTTTGTGGAGGAAATGGCGGCGTTCCCAAGCGGTGCGCACGATGACCAAGTTGACTGCTATTCGCAGGCGAACGCCTATTACAACGACAATACGTTTGATATTCGTTCGCTGATAACGTAAGAAAAGAGGTGAATGCAATGCTGATTATTTTCTCGGTCAATGACCAGAAAATCACCCATGACCTGAAAGGCCAGCTTGTCGCAGGCAGCGTAGACATTGTGCAGGCCGCATTCAAATTTGACAGCTCGTGGGATGAACTGGACAAGATCGTCGTCTTCACGAGCAGCGCTTGTCCCAAGCCCGTCCCGGTGCAGTTTGCCGATGAGGCGTTCTACATCCCGAAGGATGTGCTGAAGCCCGGCAAGCTCTACGTTTCCGTGGTCGGTTTCGGGCTGGACGGCCGGAAGAAAACTACGCAGAAGTGGGACATCATGCAGGCTATCACCGTTCAGAATTGCGGCGATGGCGGCGATTGTGACCTGCTGCGATATTTGGCACAAGGTCAGGTCGCCGACGGGAAAGTCGCAAAGGACGAAGAAGTCAAAGATATGCTGGACACTGTGTTTGGCAAATCGGAAGCTCCCAAGCCAGACCCCGGTGGCTCGGACTCCAATGACAAGAACGTCAGCGAGGATGACATTGCCACCGATAAGGACGTAGCCGATATGCTCAACAAAGTATTTGGCTGATGTCCTCTCGCCCTTGAAAGAGGGCCTTAATTCGTCATAGCAGCGCTGAAACTGCTGTGAAATATAATTTTGGAGGTATGCAAATGCCCGTATCCGCAAGTAAGCTTGTAACCCTCGCTCAGTTGCAGGCGCAGGCGGAGAGAGTGAAGCAGGAGCTGGCGAAGTATACGCTGGCATCCGAGCTTGGCTCCCTCGCCAAGAAGAGCGAAATTTCGGAAGCTGACCTCTCGGCTGCTCTGAAGTCCGTTATTGACGGAAAGATGGATGCAGCAGACAGCATGACGACCGAGGCAATCAACAGTGCCATCGCCACCGCCATTGCAAAGTCTGCTCATGCACGCTTCGAGAAAGTTGAGAAGGTTCCTTCCAACGATGAGGCGCAGGATAATGTGCTGTATCTGGTGATGAATGCTGCCACCGGGTACTACGACATTTACGCTAAGGTCGGTGAGGAGGTCGTCCGTCTGGATGATACCACCGTTGACCTGAGCAACTATGCGACCATCGAACAGCTGAATGCCGTTTCTGGCGGCATTGGCGGCACGGTGTATGCAGGCACGAAGGAAGACCTGTCTGCATCCGATGATTCGGTTATCGCCGCGTATTTCAAGGCGCACACCGACGTGGCCGTCAAGAAGGGCGATGTCTTCGTGGTCACGACCACCGTTGGCAACTCTACCTACGAGAAGTCCGCCTACTTCTACGACGGCAAGGCGTGGGTGGCGATGACCGGCAATGTCGATGCCGATAAGGTCATCCTGCGCGAGAACATCACGCTGGCCGGTGGCTATACGCAGGTCGGAAACCTGACCAAGGCGCAAAACGGCACGGCGACTTTCCAGACCAACGCCAACATCAAGGATGCCGTCAGCAAGAAGCACTCTCACGCCAATGCGGCCGAGCTGGACAAGATCGCTACCGGCGATAAGGCAAAGTGGGACGCCACCTCCACCAAGGTTGAAGGTATTGCTGAGGGCGCTACCAAGGTCGAGGCCAGCACCACCGAAGGCAATATTAAGATCAATGGCGTGGAGACCGCGGTCGTTACCATCGCCACCGACACTGAGGTCACTGAGATGCTGACCGAGGTCTTTGGCGCAACCGCCTGATAACCCATAAGTAAGAATGCAGCGGCAGGGGAATGGACTCCTGCCGCTGTTATTTTTGGAAAGGAAAGCGAACATGAGCGACAAACTCAACACGCTTGAAGCGCTTAGGCTTGCTTCTCTGAAGGCAAAGGGTTACACGGCAGAACAGATTGCAGCGCTGTCTTCTGCGATGGAAGACATCATCAAGGACATCAACGATTCCCTGAAGACCTGCGAAGATCATGTACAGTCGGCTCATGCTCCTGCCAATGCGGAAGAAAACGTCATCGTTAGCATCCAGAGGAATGGGCAGGCTATCCCTCCCGACAACAAAGTCGTGAACATCGAGGTTCCGACCAAGACCTCTGCGCTGGAGAACGACTCCTGCTATGCTACGGCGGATGAAGTTCAGGAAAAGGTCAACGGGGCCGGGCATCTGAAAGCCGTCCCTGTCGATGCTCTCCCTGCGCCCAGTGAGGCCAACGCTGACACCATTTATTTCCTTCGTAAGAAC